ACTAGTCCCCAGACCTAAGCGGCCACTGGAGTCAATAACCAACCTTGGAGAGCTATTGCCGGCAGTATGAAAACTAAGCGATTGATTGGTCTGGCTGTACTCAATAAGACCATCTTGGGCACCGGCGCCAGACCCGGAATTATCCGCAAACGCAATACTTGAAGTTCCAGAAGTTCCTGTCCTTAGAACAATACCTAACGTTGTTTCGGCGCTACTTCCAAGTACAAGCGCTTTTCCATAATCGGTATAACTATTAGGAGCACTAGTTGCAATGCCAACATTCCCACTCGCATCAACAAACAACCGCCCCTGCCCATTAGTCGAGATGGCTAATTGATTCGCTCCGGGTGAATAAATACCTGTGTCTTTGTCGCTGCCAAAAGTGATACCCGGCGCGCTATCTGTGCCAATTGGGAACGAAGCAACACCAGTTGTGTTAAGTGTGCCGGTAACGCTTACATCGGCAGTGGCGCTTGTTGCATTCACCGTCAAAATTGACGATGCGTTTGAGTTCAGAAGAACACCGCCGCTTCCATCAAACGAAATGCCTGTATCTGTATCGGACGCAGGGGAAATTGCTGGCGAACCTGCGTTGCCTGTAGTCGTATAAATTCGACCGTCAAATGTTGCAGTGCTCGTTACGTCAAGCGTGCCGGGTACATCAACGTTGCTAGTCCACTCAACGCCAGTACCGGCGGCATCGGTCTGTAGCAACTGACGCGCAGAACCATCAATCAGCTTGCTAACTGGAATTTCTTGGCCAGTGGCACTGACCCACGCAGAACCGTTCCACGTTTTCAGTTCATTTGGCGTCAAACTTGTATCCAGCCACAATTCACCAGTTGTATTACCTGTTTCACCACCAGAGGCAGGGCTGGCGTTTGGCGCAGTGGTGCCAATATGCACCGGACCAATTTTTACAAGATCACCGTTGCTGTCTTTAATAAAAAGACCGGGACTTGCAAGGTTTGTATTGATGGCAATTTGGCCATCGCTCATCCCAGCAGGAAGCGGACGCTTGTTAGCTGTGCTGGAACGCAAATGCTGTAAAGCCATTCCTTAACGCCCGAAGGCCGGAAATTACCCCTCTACTTTACCGGCTTTGATCAGAACGTTCCGTCATCCAAATCGCTTGTGAAAGCGACTGTACCGGTTGCATCTTGGAATGTAATGGTGCGATCAGCGGTCGGATCGGTCACTGTCAGCGTGGTCTCGTAATCATTAGCTGTTGAGCCTTCAAACACAAGATTGCAATCATCCAATACGAGATCGCCGGTCATTGTGCCGCCAGCTTTTGCGACCTTTTCAGAATCAACCTCGGCGATTGCGCCTTGAACATTGGTGCTACCAATACTGCCGACAGGAGTAAAGCCAACGTTCGACGCAATCTGCGCTGTGATCGTTTCCGAGGTTTCAATCAGCACATAGCTTGTGCCGTTAGAAAGCAAAATATCCGGTGGTTCAAGCGTAACCGTGGGGGCAGGTGCAGTGCCTGTACCGCTTTGGCTAACAACGACGTAATACCGATTGTTTTCGGTTGCAGCAGCAGGCAGCGCACTACCGGTGGTAAATCCAGCCGCATTTCCTTCTGCTGTAACGGAATCCAGTTGGTTTGTACTGGCGTCGTAAGTACCAGCAAGGATAATTTCACCAGCGCTGATGCCTACCGGCTGATAAACGTTGCCGTCCCACAAATAAAGATCACGGGTCAGCGGATTAAAGAAGAACTGACCAATGTGATCCGCGGTCGGTTGGGTTTCACCAAACAGAGAAACGGTGTAATCGGCGATCTTGTCGGCATTGATTGTTCCAGCACCGATACGCGCCGAGGCAAACGTTCCGGTTGTAATCTTTGCGGCATCCAAGTCTGGAATATCCGTTGCAAGCAAAGATTCGGTGCCGGTGACGTGGCCTTGCGCATCAAACGTAAATTTGGTCGCCGTTCCAGAAGCAACAACGTTGGAGTGACCTAAGGCGCCGGCGCCATCAACGTTTAACCCTGATCCCGGCGAAACAACACCAACCGAGCCAGACGTGGCGACAGGTACATCAGCAGCAATGATCGTGCGACCGGCAGTTACAAGACCATTGGCGTCGTACTGAACGATGTGATAATCGCTGGCTTCTGCCGCAACGGTGTTATCAATAGCAATCGTGTCGCCGCTCAGCGTCAAACCGTTTCCGTTTACGACAACGGCGCCTTTTGCGCTTGTAGTGGCTGTTGGGAGATCGCCAGCCGCAATTGTGCGATAACTAACCGCGCCAGCTGCCGAAGTTGGACCAGCAAGAAATTGTGCCGCTGCACTGCTGTTATCAAGCGTGGCGGCAATCGTGACCTGATCACCAGAAACGCTTACGTCGATATTGACGATTCCGGCGCTTGTGCTGACAAACGTATTAGCGGAACCCGAGGCTTTAATCGTGCGCCACGTGCTGCCATCCCATAAATAAAGTTTGTCGTCGTCTGTGTCTAACGCAAATTGGCCGACGTAACCGCCGGATACCGGCAGCGTGGCTAGAACTTGGCAAACCGTGTTGTTGTCAATCTTTGCCGCAGTAACCGCGTCGTTCGCCAGCTGTGTTGCGGTGATGCCTCCCGTTGCAATTGACGTTCCAGCAATCTGCCCGCTGCTGAACAGGATTTTGGCGCCGGGGATGGTGGCATCAGCAATCAGCGTGGTGGCGTTACCAACTAGATCGGTAACGGTGATCTTTTTGGTTTCGCTAGCGCTGATGTCGGCAATCGCCAGCAGGTCGCCCGCTGCAAGGTTTGCGCCAGCAAGTGCCGCCAGTTCTGTGATCCTCAGGTCGGCCATGCCTAAAGCTTCCCGGCGATGTCTACAGTTAAGCCCAGTCTAGGGCTTACTCCTCTTCTTCCAATAGCAGATAGGACGTGGGTTCCTGTTCCAGTTCAATCCGGTCGCCTGTTTCCTGCAGCAAGTAGCGCTTGGCTTGCGTGCGGGTTTTCAAGCGGATCGGACCAGTCGCCACAAAATCAATCGTGCCAACAATCACGCTGTCTGGCGTAAAACTGACCGCAGCGTTTGTCACCAGCGCGTCAAATTCCCACCACAACGAATCGTTTATTTGCGCGTAATCAAAACTGCCTGTTTGCGCTGTTGTGTTTTCGGCTTTTACGTAAAACTTACCGTGGAAAGACGAGCCAACTTCTGTCCGTACAACCAACTGCATTAAGTAATGCACAGGCTCTGTGCCAGCCGTATTGGTGTAATCCCAGTGAGCAGTTAGACGACCGCTTCCCGTAATCAAGCTGCTGTATTGCTGCCGATGTTGATCGTTAAGCGAAGTAATGTCAACGGTTTCACGGTTTGTGTTTAATTCGTACTCAACAACATCAGCGAGGATGCGCGAATCACGATCGCGTACCGTTACGCGGATTGGAATGTCCCGTGCGATGGCAACAAGGCTAACCTGCCCTGCTGTACTGCCTTCTAGGCTATCGTCAAAATTATCGTAAAGCTTGATTCCTCCTAGTTCGTCAAAAAAAACGTACCAGTTGCCGCTTGTTTGGACGCTGCCTGCCGTCCAGCCAGTTGCATCAATAAAATCAAGATCCGTGCCATCAGTCGTGGCGATCTCAATTAGATCACCGCTAATTAAATAACCTTCGTCAAAATCAAAACTAAAGCGACTACGAACAGCGTTTACGTCCGAAGGATTGACGACAGATTCCAGCGACCCTTCTAGTGACTTACGAGTCAGCTCAATCTGACCAATTTGCCCTAAATAGATGCCCATCAGATCGTCACCGCAGTAAGCGCACCAGTGCCTTGGAAACTAATTTGCGCGGAACTAACTTCGCCGACACTGGCGCCAAAGCTTACGCTGGTGATATAGGCCGTTAAGCGTACGTCGTGGTTGGTACTGCCTTCCACTAGGCGAAGACGCAGATCAACGGTGTCACTTTCTGACACGCTGCCAATCTTCAACACCTTTTTCAGTGCCGTTGCGGCATCGTTGCGGCCGGTGCCATCGTTGTAATACAGCAGTGTGGCGCTGCCGTTAAATTCCTGCACACCAGGCACGTAGGTGCGTTGGCTGTCGCCCAAGCTGGTGGTTTCAAGGGTTTCAAGATTACCGGTCATAGACCAGTTGGTGACCTTTATTTGCTCGGTGCCGTCAAACAACAGGCGACCGTCACGTCCGGTATAGACCTTTGCCATCAGATCACCGCCACCAAGTTCACTGTAACGCTACTGCGACCGGGACGAACTGCCCGCACAGCAGGTTCAGATTCGTAACGCCACTTCGCACCAGTTGGCGCATCAATACTGGATGCAGTACCAGTCCAACCTGTACGTACAGTGTCCGGTAAATCAAAAGTGCGCAATGTGCCAATTTGCGCGGCGTAATCGTCAAGAAACAACTGGGCGTTTGCGTCGCTGATATTGTCGTAGCCCAAGCTGATCTTGGCGTTGGTGCGTTGGCTGCCGTACAAAATCCGTACCTCAGCACCGGATTGCGCGTTAAACCGTTTAATTGGCCAGTCACCCGGACTGAAATCACGGCTCGTTGGTCGCAGCGAAGGGAACGCCATCACTCAAAAATGCGGAAAGCGGCTTCGTTCAGCACGTCCTTTGCAACAATGCTAGCCCCCGTGCTATCAACGGGCACCTCCACTGCACTGACGTTTACCAGTCCGTCTTCGTCAAGGGTCAGCTGTTCAACTTGGTAAACGTTTTTGTTGACCGTCGTACTAAGCAGCGTAAACAGGCAACCGTAAACAGTGGAATCGGTAACGCTGCCGTTGTTAATCGTGATTTCTTTTTCGGAAACCGCTGATGTTGCTGGGTTGTAGATCAAAGCCGTATATGTTCCGTTGTCGATTGTGTTGATGCTGACCAGCGTCCCAGCGTCTTGAATTACGCCGTTAGCCGAGGCGTTATAGCTGGTGGCCTCCGTAATCACACGAATGTAAGAACCCGGTTGAATGCCAAGAGAATCGGGTACGGTTTTGAAGCTGACGGTATGGGTAATGCGACGACGCACGCTAAGCAAGAAACGTGCCGTCAAAAGTGCTTGGGCGCGATTTGTGCAGAAATCAGTCAGATCAAAAGCTTGTTGTGTGGTGGCACGATTGCCCTCCGAAATATCTGCCCATTCAACCAATGCTGATGCTTGTGTTGGGAGATCATTTTCAATCGTCACGCGCCAGCTCACCAATGCGCGGAAGTTGGAACGCTGAGCGGCGTCAAGGTATTGAATTTGCAAACTATCTTCAATAATGTTGCCAGCCGTAAAAATTTGATCGACGGCAATAGGGTTGGTACTGATTTTGTAGTTGCTGTCGTATGGCAGCGCAGGCATCATCCCAAACCTGCCATTTTTGATCGTGAAATTGCAAAGCTGCAATGCGGCGTTGTCGTACAGGAAAGAACGCAAGCTTTCGCTGTCTTCCAGCACGCCATCGTAGAAAATTTTATTTGCACGCAAATATCGGGCTGTTGTAGTGAGCGAGTCGGTGTCTACCAATTCAGAGGGAACAATGTTTCCGACGCCTTGCGATTTACTGGTGAGCAAGTAATAAACAAGATCAGCAAAAAGATTGCTTGGACCTGTGCCGCCATCAATTAAGCGGGGTACGTCGATTCCGCTTGGCATCCACGCACGCAATTGCCCGACGCTACCAACCTGACCGCTTGACTTAACAGCAATAGCAAGTGTGGACATTCCGTAATACTGAGCTAGTGAATCATTGGAGATGTATTCATTGATGTAAACAACTTCGTGCTCTGGCGAGGATTCATTTGATTTTGAAAGCTCTTGGTAAAAACTTACATCCGCAATCTGCGAGTTTTCTTCAAATACCCTTTCTGCAGTGGACAGCGGGTTGGTGTTTTCTGTCGGCTCTATCGTTTGAATTGCTGTAACACGGAAGCGGAAATAAACACTGCCAGAACCAAAAGTATTGTTCACCGCTATGGTTTTTGTTGTTGTATCACCAACTTGCCACGTCCCCGTTGACTCCGTGACTGTATAGGTCATTCCACGCCACGCATAACGGCTGTTACCTGTAAGCTCTAAATAAGTGGGGCTAATCTGCGCGTTGTAAGTTGATGTCGCAGTTACTCGAATTTTTACGGTTCTTGAACCTTCGACTACATCAATAATTGCACTTTTAGTTTGACCGGCTAGCGAAGGAGCGTAGCCAAGGTATTCGGTCAAAAAGGCATTGCCCCAAAGCGGTACGTTGCCACTTACAACGCCGGATTCATACTGATCGACTGCGGATGGTGCATTGCGCGTTGCAACAGGCACAAATACAGCGTCTTGTGGATCAGTAAACATTTCCTCGTTTACTTTGATTTGCCCCACGTATACTTCGCGGCCCTTGGTGCCAATGCGGAATGCGCCGTATGGCGTGCTGTAATCACGGCCAAAATTGGCATCGCCTTCAATGCCCTGTGCATCTAGTTGCACCACCATGTTTTGGTCAATCCCGTGCTGCGCCATGTCAGAACCGGTTTTAGGCACCAAGCGATATTCGTAATATCCGGGAACACGCGGGCGAATGCGCAAAAAGTTGAATTGGTCAACAGGTGCGCTACCTGTTACGCAAAAAATTTCTGGGATACGCACCCAAGGTGATTCGGCTTGGCCGTAAACCTGCACAGGTCGCACGAAGACGGCAAACAGTGATGTACGCGCAAAATATTTATCCATGCGCGGTGTGTTTAGCGTGATGTTTTTCCTGTCAAGCTTGCGAAGTTTGTCCGGTGTAGGAATTGCGTTGAAGTTGCAAAGACCGTTGGCGCGGTTCCAAACTTGACTGCGAATGCCAATTTCAATTACTTCAGCGTCTCTCCGAACTGGGCGAATTGTTGCCTCGTGATACCGGCACAAGGAATAAAAACCCGCGCCAATGCTCTTATCAGGATTAAACAGGCCACCGTCATAACCGCCGAGCGGCTCGTCAATAGTGCGTGTACCTGGCACGCCAATACGAGATACGCCAAGCACTTCGACGCAACGCATATTCACATCAATTCGACCTTGCGCTTCGTCCCCAGCGCGACTTTCAACAACCCAAACAGTTGCACCAATAATCCACTTTGAACCCACTGCCAACAAATCAGCCGCACGCTCCCGCCAAGATTGCGCGGATGTTTTCAGATCTTTTAGATTTACTTCCGTGCCCTTAAAATCTTCCCGCTGAAAGTCCCGCCAATTAGCGTAATTGATTGTAAAAACAGCGGTGTTATCTACGGCTACATCAACGAAGCTGCGAGTTGAATACGTTGATGTGTTGACTTTAATAATCCCCATGCGGCGTGAATACTGCCGCCCAACGCCGGGCATCCCAACCTGATCGCGCTCTTCTTTTGTTTGGCCTTCAAAAGTTGCCAGTGCATCGGCATATTGACCAGCAATCTTGCGGCGCCGCGCTTGAACTTCGGCGCGTTCTTCTTTGTTGTCTGATCCAATAATTCCGTCGTATGGCGCACTAATAATTTCCCAGTTGAAACGAAAAGCCGTGCCATTGTGAATTGGCGTAGACGTTCCAAATTGCGTTTGATTGGCAGGGTTGTATGCCATCGAGAAGCCCGGACTAAATTGCCCGTCATCTGTGGGCGCCGTAAATACTTGACGACCGACAGTGCCAGTAGCACCACTTCCCTGCGTGCCATAAATTAAATTTGCAGGCCTGTTATTTGCGTTGTTTGACGACCAATAAAGGGCATATTCGCGTGGGTCAAGAATTGAGAGCGCAGTTGTGCCAAGCCGTATTCCGCCGATTTGAGGCGTGATCATTCCATATTCGCCAGCAACGTAAATCCCTTCAAATGATTGAAAAGAACCGTTGGCATACAAACGACTCCATACCAGTGCCGGCGCAAGAATCAATCCACCGGTCGTCAAACCATCCGCTCCCGTGTCGCGTTTGCCAAATGGAATTGGAATCGGCTGGCCGTATTCAGCAAGACTGCTGACGTTATCGAAGCTGGTGGTTTGGTTAAAGCGGGTTGGTCCAATCTGATCAGCTAGCCTTTTGCCGCGGATCTTTGCCGGTGTCTCAAGCGCAGGTGCTTTTGGTGCCAGCAGAATACTGACTGCAGTAGATGCCAAGCCCAAGACGAGGCTGACAATTGCAACAACTTCAAAGTTCTGAATATCTGGAACATGCGCATACTCAGCAGGCCGCACATGTGCCCGCAACTGTGCGTGGCGTACAAATTCACGATATTCCTCTTCTGTGCAGCCCAGCGCTTCAATCAGCGCGATTTCATACGGTAGGAGCGCAGGATCGTAAGGGCGGATACCGGTTTCCAATCGGCCGTTCCGGTCAGACGATTGAGATACAGGATTCCGTTCTGCCATGTCACCCCGAGTGCTGGTGGGTCAGATGCCAGCAAAACCACGTCACCATCGTAGGCGGGCGCGTCTACTGCATCACCATATTTTTTGACTTCACGCAAGATACCTTTCATGCCAAGGCTGTACCAGTCAGGTTGGTCGGATGGTGCATCCAATCCCATCGCCTGCATTGCCTCAAGCACAAGCTGGTGGCAGCGTTCGTAACGCCGTCCAATCAAGTGATCACACACGGATTTGCGCTGTAAACGGAATGCTGCCCACCTGCCAGCGATGAAGCCGACGCCCCGGAATGTTGGCTTGAACAGCATCGAGCACTGAATTCAAGCTGATTTGAAGCGCGGTTTGATCCCAGCCACCAGCAGAACAGCTGCCCCAATATTGGTACAAATTGCGCTGAACAGCACCAGTTGACGGCTCCCACAGCACTGTGGTGACTTTGGCAACCCACAAATTGTCGAGCGCTTCCGTGACCCAAGCACGGGTCATATCCGTATTGGCAAACTGCAGCGTTGCGTCAAGGTTGTCGCCCTGCAACGTGGCTACTGCGCCGCCAAAGCTGAACGGCAAAAACAAGTAACCGTTGACGTTTTGATTGATCGCGTAATTTTGAAAGCGGTACTGCGCGGCTTGACCGCTGGGACCGATATCAAGCAGGTGGCCGTAGGCGTATTCCATTAGATGCCAACTCCCCTACGTGTGGCGGCGCTGTTCTTAAGGCTGCGCATGGCGCGGCGTTCACCTTGGATGGCGCCTTGTTGTGCGGCTTGAGCCATACCGCGTTGGAACTGATCAGCCGTAACGTAGTCCACATTATTGATGCGTTCCACGCTGTAACGCACGTCGATCGGCTCCATTGTTGCTGTTGCTGCGCTGCCGCCTTCGGTGCTGGCACCATTGCCGGGGATGACGGATTCGCCACGGGCGCCACGCGAGTAGCGGGACATTGCGGCGGACATTTTGGACTGTGGGATGACATACTCCGGTTCGCCCCCCTCGCCTATTAGTGCGCGAGTGGGGCCGGTGACGAAACCTCCTTCGGCAAAGGCATATTGTTGCCAGTTCCCAATGTCAGAAATTCCTCCGCCGCTACCACCACCACCACCACCACCCCCGCCAGAAACAGCGCCAAGTGCCTTGAGGATTGTTTGGAGCGTAATCATCACCAGCTGCTTGGCAATAATTTCAGCGGCCATTGAGACAAAGGCCTCGCCGATGCTCTTGAAGAAATTCGACAGCGCTTCCTGCGCAGTCATTGTGCCAGTGGCAATTCCTTGGAACGCTTGACTGAACGCACTGCCAATTGCGTTAGCGCCAGTTACCGCCGCATTGATCGGATCTGCCAGCTGGTTAAGCTCTCCGCGTACTTGTGCCAGTGCGTCAGCGGCACGTTGCGCATCGGTAGGACCTTCACCGGGACCTTGTGCAGCAGAAGATACTGCTGCCCCGCGTGCACCTTGGAGCCGTTCCAGTTCTTCGCGCAGCTCTTTAACTTTGTCTGCAGCGGCGCCGTACTCAATCGCCTGTTTTAGTGCGGATTCAGTTGTGGCTATTTGAATATCTAAAGACTTTAATTGTTCTGTTACAAGGCGCTCGAAGTTAGCAATGCGCTCGGCCTCTGCTGGCAACATACCTTCAGTAACCAAGCGAAGATATGTTTTGCCGTATTGAATTTCTAATTCACGGTTTTTGCGAACATCCTCAAAAGGCTGAACTGCCTGCTGTTTTGCAGCTGCATCGGCTATAAATTTATTGAGAGCGATTAAAGCTAGAGCTTCTTTCTTGGTGGCTACGCGGATGTCGTACTGCGCTTTTAAGTTTGCTAGCTGTTCCTTATAGATACTGTTTATTAGCTGTACTTCTTGCGTTGTAATGTCTTTAGTGAGCAGCTTCTGCTGCGTTTGAAGCTCCAGTATTTTTGCTTCGACATTGAATCGAGCGTTTAACTGATTTACTTCTTCTTGTATAGCAGCGGCTTCGCCGCCGCGAAGACGTGCAAACTCGACATCAATGTCGGCTGCTGCTATGGTTGTCTGCAACAATTCTGCTTGAAGGCTAAGAATAGCCGAACGGGCATCTCTTTGATCCTTAAGCGCTTTAAGCTGTTCAGCATCAATAGCTTTAAGTTTACCGGCATACTGCAAATTGGCTTGTGTAATAAGTAGTCGATTACGTTCGGTATCAAATGCTTTTCCTATCCAGCTATTCTTAATTTCAAGCAGCCTATTTTCGTACTCTTGAAGGGCTACTGCTTTTGCTGCGGCAATGTACGCTTGGCCATTACGCTCCAAGGACATGCCCACAAGGCTTAATTTCTTTGCCTCTAAATCTACTTGCGCAGCTAGCTCCTGTGTTTGACCGCGTGCTTGCAGTTCAGGTGTGGTGTCGACGGACATACCAGGACGCTGCATTTGTGCGCGTCCCGCGTAACTTTGGTACAACTGTGATACTTGTTGACGTTTTTGGGCTTCGTTAAAAAGGTTCGCGCCTTGCAGGATACGCTGTTCTTCTCGCTGTAGAGCGGCTCTGTCTTGCGCCGAAAGACCTTGCATAATATCCGTCTGGCTGGCGGCTTCGCGGTTTACGCGATTACCTACTGCAACTACATCAGCAAGCCAGCTAAGTAATCCAGCTAATGGACCAGCGATGGCGGCTTGAGCTTGGAGAGAGAACTCGGCAAACGCTTTATTAAGTTTGTCGCTTGCTGCGCCAGCATTTTGTAAATCCTGTACTCCTTCAATGCCGATCTTTTTAATTAACTCGTCTTGGATAGCCGTGGCTGCCTCGGTAACGCGGCCAGCTTCAATTAGACGTTCAATGTACTGTTTTTGACTCCGGCTGGCGATTAGGCCGGCATCGGCAAGTTTTTGGAAGTTTGTGATCGGATCACGAATAGCACTGCCGGCTTCCTGTACAGAAGTGATAAAAGAGTCAATTAACGCACCAACAGCACTGGTGGCCACAGACAACATGGGGTTGCCTGGGATAAGACCGCCGGCTGCGCCACCCAAGACGGCTCCGGGGCCGCCGCCAAACAGCATCGGAAAAGCGCCACCGATAATGACGTTTTCTGTCATCTGACGGCGGCGCTGTTGCGCCCCTTGACTGCGCCCCGTTATGCGATTTTCGCCTGCAGCTAAACGGCGCTGTCTATCAGCACGAAGGGACGCTGGATCTAGCGTGCCGGAAGCAACGCGCTGTTCGGCGCGGTATTGCTCCATAAGAAGCGCATTGCGTTCACGTGCTAGTTGCACAGACCGTTCATCTAGCCTATTTTGCTCTTGTTGTACGACGCTTATTTGTTTTGCTTGTTTGAATATAGATGCCTCAATTTGAAGGCGAGTTCTAGATGTTTTTTCTATAGCCTGTTGCGCAAAAGCTTGCACATTCAACATGTCTCTATATTGCCGTGCTGCTGTTTCTGTGCGGCCGCCGGGGAATAGCTCGCCGCGTGCTGGTACTTGTGCTAGTGAGTATTGGCCTCCAGCCATAGCACGTTCGCGTGCCATCAGTTCGGCGCTGCGTTGACGGGCTACCTCGGCACTACGACGGTTTTCTTGGAACTCCTGTAGGCGTGTACGTAGTTGAGATTGCGTACCAAAAACACCGGCTTTACTGGAACGTGCTACCCGCTCTAAATTAGCTGCCCATTGTTTTGTTTGAGCCGCAACTTGCTCAGCAAGACGTTCGTATTCAGCTAGTTCAGCGTTTATTTGATTCTGTAATTGTAGGTCTTTTTGTTGCTGTATTTCTCGTGATTTAAGTAGAGCAACGCGCCTATTAAGCTCGGCATCTCGTACATCTTGCGGTTGCAGACCTTGTGCTTGACGAATTAAATCGTTAATTGCTTTTTGTTCTTTACGTTGCTCTTTTTGAACTGTTACTAGCTGCTCGGCAGCCGTTACCGCCTCGGCGGTAGAAGAGTGAAATTCGCCGCTTTGCTTTACGGCATCTTTAAGTTGATTGTTTAGTTGATTAAGTGTGCTACCAGAAACAAGATCTTGGAAAGCAGCAGCAGTGGCGTTTAATTCAACGTTTAATTGTCCGATACTATCGACTGCTTGTGCAATCTTCTGCGTGGTCTGTGCGCCTACAGCTTTATCTACTGCAGCTGCAAGACCTGTAGCTGCGCTGGACGCCTTTAGTATTTGAGGAGCAAAAGCCATTGCGGCAACTGCCGCAATACCAAACGCATTTGGAACTTGCCCAATGTGATTAAGGATATCTGTAATTACACTTGGTACACCTCCAAGGGCGCTATTTACAGTGGCGCCAGCGCTAGCTGCTGCCGCACCGAGTATTCCGAACTTGGCTCCAAGGCCCCCTAAAGCTGTTGTGGCTTTACCTGCGGCAAGTGTTAATGCCCCTAATGCTCCTCTTTGTCCTATACCTTGAACAGCAGTCCCAATATCACGTACACTTTTTTGAAAGTTGCGTGCATCTAACTTAAAGGCAGCGTCACCAAGCTGGCTAATGCGCTTCTGAAGTTTTGATAGCTCCGATTCAGCCTGTCTGGTGTCGGCACTTACTCTGATTTTGGCGTCGTAATCGGCCACCGCACCATTGCCTTAGCGTAAAACCAGTCTACGGCGTAAAAAAGCCGCCGGGCTAACGGCGGCGTTTGGCCTTTTCCATCTCCTTCTGCTGATCCTCGTTGAGGATTTGGAAGTAGGCGCTCCAGCCGAGTAACTCCTCGGCGGTCATGGTGGTGCGAACTTCGGTAAGGGTTAGGCCCAGTTCCTTGGCGACGCCAAATTGGAGCATGAGCCAGTTGTCCTTGCGGAGTTCGGCGCTCAGGATTTTGGGTCGATGGGCTCGGCGTCGTCGGTCAAGATCGCCAGCATCAAAGCTTGAAGGTCTTTGTCCTTGACCTCGTTTTTTAGTACATCCACTTCGCCGACGCTAAACAGCTTGGCACCAGACTCGTCGAGAGCTTTGGTGATCAGCAGTTGGAGTGCAAAAGCGTTGGCGTCATCGGACTTGGCTTGCTTTTGGGCGCGTTCACGCTCGGCCATCGTCAGCGGTGCCACCCACATTTCAAATGTGCTGCCGTCGGACAGCTCTACTACTCTCTTGACAGGCTCCAGGTTTGCGGCCTTGCGGAGACGGTCGATTGCGCGTACAGGAACGGGCATACCAGTTCGTTGGGTATGAGACTAGTGTAGCGGACTAGAAACAAAAAACCCCGGCTTTACGGCCGGGGTGCTGAACCTACTGCACCAGCAGACTATCAGGCGGAAGTGCTGAAGTCGAAATCAGGGATACCAGAAGGACGGAAGTTGACGGTTACAGACTGTGCGTCATCGGGATTGACGTTCAGGCTGGCGGAAGTCAGGATCGCGTCAAAGCTGATCGAGCGGCTGAGGCTGTCGCTTACGGTGCCGCCGCTGCTAACGCGGTCGATGTACAGCTTGAAGGCTGCGCCGGTTTGTTGGCGCTGCAGCACGTCTTCAATCAGACGGTTCGACATCGAGGCATCCTCGTTGGTCATGTAGACCGTGGCAGTACCAGTGCCGTCGCCGAAGCCGCTGATGTAGCTACGAAAGGGCACGTACTGACCAGGAGTTTGGCCGATGGTGGTTACGTCGATTTCGGCGCGAGTGATCTCGAAGCTCCAGTCGCGGCACTGGCCGACGACGGCATACTCGGCGTAGGCAACCTGGAACTGGTTCGGAGAAACAGCAGTGCCGTCGTCAGTAATAGTGATTGTGGAGCCGCCTGCGGTAGCGGACACTTGCAGCACGCCGGTAGCGGCGGTGTAGCTGATCACGTAGTAAGTGGTGGCGGCAGTGATGCCAGCAGGAAGGGTGCCGCTACCGGCGCCGCCTGTGTTGGCGTTGACGACACTGAACACCACGGGGTCGCCGACCTTGAAGTTCAGGTAAGGGGCTACGGTGATTTCGTCGTCAGCGACGGAAACACCGCTTTCGCCGAAAGTGCCGGTGGTGCCGGCGGGCTTGTAGTAGAGAGCGCCGGACGTGCCGGACAGAACGGTGGTGGCCATAGGGCGTACCAAATGAACGTTGTTGGGCGGGCACTGCCCGGCTTAATACAGGTTAGCGCCTGTAACTAAGCATTACCTAAGACAGAACAGTGGCCTGGAAACTTGTTTCAACCCTACCTACAAAAAATGGCATAAAAGCTCGCCTGGACTCTTGGTCCCGACCGCCTAGACCAAAATCCGGTCCTGTAATAGTTCCAGTTCGGCCGTAAACACCGCTAGACGGTTTGGGTGTTGCGTTAATTGTCTCTAGGGCACTTACCGCGAGACTAAGTAGCTGTTGGTTTCGCCCTGGTCCTTTACCCTTGGGGCTAAATGCTCGAATGATGATAGCTCCACGGGCATAATCGACGCTGTTTACTAAGGTCGGCTCGTTAGTTACACCAAACTGGATGTTTACCGTGATGTATTCGTCTACAGAATCGCTTCTATCGTTTAGTACGTTGTCAAAGTAGACCGGGATAGCCGGTGTCTGGCTACCAAAAGTCGCAAGTAGCGGCGACTCGAAAACAGCGCGGATAGCTTGGTAGTTCATTTGCCGAATCCTCGGGCCTTACCGAAGCCGCGTCGTACACCTAGAGCTAAATCACGACTTAGAGCTCCGCCCACATTGTACGTGGGCCACCAATCGGCAGGGGCCGTACTTGTATTTCCTCCTGAACCTGTTACATCGCCCCTGGTAGCACCATCCCGCCGATAACCGCGTTTTTGTGCTTTAACTGCATCTTGCTCGTCAAAATCTTCATAGCTAAACGATACAAGGTCCATTGCCTCGGCGGCATGAGGTGCTCCGTTTACAATCTCAAACCAGACACCAGAAGATTTAAAACGTGACTTAGGTACATTGCGTAAGTCGTACTTATAGAGACCGTTACTGGAACGGGGGGCTCCGGGTTCCTGACCTTTCTCGACTGCGTACCAGGCGGAGGAAAATTCTCCGGTATATCCAGGACCAGCTTCTACCAAACCATTCATGATTGTTACGCAGGCTTGACGTGCTGCATTTACAGTTGCGTCCTGTATGTCCTTAACTAAAAACTTAATGTCACGTGCCATTACTGTGGCCTCACAATCAAGGTGTGGAGAATAGGGTTATCCCCTCGGTAAGTTTGTATATCAATAATTCGACCGACTTTGGTGGTTCCTGCTTCTGTGTACTGGATACGGTCGCGCACAGACGGATAATACGTACTAAGCTCTGCTGTGCCGATGATCACTTTGATGTCTGTAGTTTGGTAAAACCCCTCGAATTCTTTTGGCTCAATTCTTCCGATGTAAGCACGCACCGTAAGACTTGTTTCGGTGCTGGTAATAGCGCCGGTATTCGGGTCGTAAGTCTCGGTTGCGCCAGCTTTGATGTAAGTGATGTTGGTGCCCCAGTCTGCTAAAAGCTGGGTAGGTAAATTGCCGAAAGTGGTGTCAATGAGGCCCATATCAACCTCGGAATAGGCGGACGGCGTAGTTTGCGGCGCCACCCATGCAATAGGGGCCGAGGTAGGTCTGCAGCCAGGGGTACACGTCAAAGACGTTGTTGATCACGCCGCTGGTTTGGCTGGTCTTGTTGTATTTGACTTTCAGTTCGCCCAGTTCCACTTCGTCGTAGATGCCGGTCGTGCCAGTGTTGCCGGTGATGGCGTCGGTGTCGTTGGCGAAGGCGCGTGCCAGTTCGTAGGTGGCAACTTCGATGCCGACAGGAATCAGGGTGCAGGCCAGTTCGATGCCGTCAACTTTGTATTCCTTGCGGGGCCACTTCAGTGCCTGCGTTTCGCTGCAGCGTTTGCCGTAAAAGCTCAGCGCGTCGATCCAGCGCGTGGCGGAAATCAAAGCGCGGTTTTTCTGGTCGTTGGTCTTGTCGTCCCAGTTGGCGGATTCTGGTGTTGTCTCGAAATAGGCGTCAGCATCTGCCAGCGTCACGTACGAGTTGGCCGAAGCCCCACCCAGAGTGGCGTCAATGACAGCGGCCACGGCTTAGTACATCCTTTGTTTGAGTCTAGCGCCAGTGCGAGATTTCCTTTGTTTGGGTGGTTCGCTTAAAACCATTGAGTGGTAAACCTTGGCGCCAAACATTTCCAGCTCGGCTTGAGCTTCGGCGTGGACGCCGTGAGGAACGTCAACAAAGCTGCGACAGTTATCCTGTAGTACGAAGAGGCGAACTCGTTTCATGACCCCGCGTAGAACTTCGGCAATTGAGGCCAGCGTAGAGCCGATCACTCAAGTTGAACAGAAGACTGTTGACGCTTCCAAACCGAGGAAGTGGGCTGACGTGGCTAAGGAAGTTAAGGCGTTGCGTGAGAAAGGCGCCAACGTGCCGGAGATTTGCGAAAAGCTGCAGGTTTCCTACGTGCTTGTGAACCAGCTCATCTTGCAGTCGTACAAGATGGCGATTGACTCGGAGGCTGTGTTCCAGCGGCAAGAGGAGATGCGGCTTCAAGGTTGAGGTAGACAAAAAGAAAGGCCCCCGAAAGGGGGCCTTTTTTGTGTCGCTTGAGGATCAGGCGTACACAGAGGTGTCGAACGGGGTGTTCACCAGCAGGCGGGTGATGGGCACCATCTTGGTGGTGCTGTACACCAGGTTCCAGTTGCCAGTGGTGGCCAGACCAGCGTTGGTCGGGTTGTCGGTGGCGTTGGCGTACTTGGTGCCGGTCACGTGGTAACCGTAGTGGTAATCCACGGCGATCACATCCTGCATGGACAGGATGTTGCGGTCTGCGGCCAGGCGAAGATCCTGTTGGATGCCTTCGGAAACGACGCCAGACTTGAACAGATAGACCGGATACTTCACCAGGTGGGTGGCAGTACCGCCGGTCAGGTAGCTCAGTTGGTCGTCGATCACCACGCGGAGACCAGCAAAGGTCGCCACTTCGGGTTGGCCGACGCCCACACCGCCGCCACCCCAAGTCACCGCACCAGCGGCAGCAAGGGCAGAGGTGCTGAAGGTCAGCATCCCGACTTGTTGCAGGTAGTAGGCAACAGCCGAGTGCATGGCGATGGAGTCAAGCTCTTCGCCGCGCTCGCCAAGCTCGTTCTTGGCCTTGATCACGTTGGCAGCCGAGATGTAGTTCGCCTCGGTTGCGGTGGTGGTGCCAGTTACGTCAACCTGGTTGGGGCCAAGCACGCCAGCGCCGGAAATACCGCCGAAAAGACCCAGCAGCTGGTTCTTCAGGGTGGTGGTCTTCAGCTTGTTGATGGCGGCGGTCAGCTGGTTGCGGACGTGAGCCAGAGGATCGGCGCCGGAACAAAGCTTGCTTAGGTCGTCTGCGGCATAGGCAAAACCACGATGCAGGATCGTCATGATCTGCTCGTCGGCGGTGGACTTCTGAGGAGTCAGATAACCAGCGCCAGAAGTTCCCCAAGCGGCCGAAGAGAGGATTTGCTCTTCGGTGGGGTTGATGGGGTCGAAGAAAGGCACGCGGACGCGGGTGCCGCCGGCACGTGCGTCGAGAGCAGCGTTGCGCTGCACAATGCCGCTCTGGATCCACTTCGATTGCTCGAAGATGCCCTCAGAGGTGTATTGCAGGAATTCCGGGCGAGCGACAAGATCGCTCAAAAAAGTACCGCCGGAATAGTTTTCAGAGATGGCAGCCATTGTGGGCTCCTAGGTGGGTTTGCGGAGGTCGCCCCACAGGGGCTAGTTGAGACCGGCTTCTGCTTTCAACAACCGGGCTTTGTCGGGGTCGCTGGCAAGCATCATCATTTGCTGAGTGATGTTCCAGCTGTCCTTAGACCAGGGGTTGGCTTGGCCGGGAAGGGCGGTGGCACGGGCACTACCCGTAACACCCATGCCGGCGCGGTTCGTAGCTGCAAAATGATGCTCGTAACCACTACCGGGGTTTTTTAGGTTGGCGATATATTCACCAACCGGAACTTCGACGCCGCCGACAACAGCCACAGGCTGCCCTTCTTTGGCGCGTAGGTTCTCCTGAAGTAAACGATACAGCTGATCAGGTGCCAGTGCACCAGCCTGTGAGAGGTGTGCAATCGCCGCCGATTTCACTTGCTCTTGTGTAAATCCTTGGCGAACTTGCTCAACCTCAGATTCTTTTGCCGCTAGTTGTTGCTTGAGTTCGGCAACTGTTTCTTGCGCTTGTTCCCATAGGGTTTTGAACTCGCCGGATTCCGCCAATTTGGCGGTTTGGGCGGACTCTTGCGCAATACGAAGCTCTTCGATCTGTTTCTGTAGGTTTTCGCGGTTCTCGCGGTCCTTACGGCGCTCGGCGATCAACTCTTGGTTCTTCGCACGTAAAGCTTCGAGTTGGGCGGCCAGATCTGAGCTTTCAACCACAGGTTGAGGGGCAACGGGCTCCACAGGAGCTACCGCTGCTTGCTGTTCTTCAGGCACGGTTGTGTGTTACTTGGACAGTATTAGTTTACGACAGAAGAATCAGTACGTTCCATCGTCAGTTGAGGCAGGGTCGCCTTGGTCGCCTTTCGGGATTGTGAAATTCAAAATTGCGGCTGTACTGGTACCGCTATTGGTGACGATTACGTTGGTGCCGGCAGATCCTGTGTTTACGGCGCCAATCGTGATGGTTGCGGCGGTGCCTGGATCGCCTTGGGGTCCTTGCGCACCTGTAGCACCAGTCTCGCCTTGAGGTCCTTGCGGGCCGGTTTCGCCCTGTAAACCTTGTTCGCCTTGGATGCCCTGCTCACCCTGAATACCTTGGGTTCCCTGCGGACCTTGTGGGCCGGTCTCACCTTGGGGTCCGGTTAAACCTTGGATGCCTTGTTCGCCTTGTTCGCCTTGCGGGCCTTGGGGACCTTCCGGTCCTGTCGCCCCAGTGGCGCCCGTCGCCCCACGGGGAATAACAAAGTTGAATACAGCGGCAGACTCGGTGCCGCTATTAGTTACGGAGGCATCAGTGCCGGCGTCGCCGGTGGTCGTAGTGCCAACCGTGATCGTTGTAGTAGATCCACCGCCGGAACCCGGCAGTGCCCCGCCAATTGTTAATCCTGTTATCTGCGTGCGGGTAGCAAGTTCGACGCCCGCGCCCCAGTCGGCGTTTGCCTTGGGGCCGTAAATCGTCAGCGGGTCAAGGCTGATGTACCAGTCGCCGTCCGTGCCGAGTGTGGCGCGTGGTGGACCGTCGCCAGAGTGGATCGTGTTAAGTGCGTCAACCCGCTGGGTGAGGCGCACCAAGGCGGTGACTTGGGCGAGCGTTAGTTGCTCGGACTTGGTAGCCATCAGCGGGACAGCAGCTCAATAAGGCGGTCTACGCGGTCTGGGTTCATCTCGGCGCGGTCGTTCATGTCGTCTTCGCCAGTGTTTTCGTTCGCCTCAATCAGCTCGGGACCTTCCATCTCGCTGCGGGCAGCTTCTGCCTCGTCTTCGATGTTGATGTTGTCGGGCAACACCTCGCCACGGCGCAGAATTTCCAAGAGCATCGCATCGCTGATTTTGCCCATCTGATTGAGTTGGGTCAGTACAGAAACGTCTTGACCGATCAGACGGTAGTAGTCGAAGTCGCGGTCGATGGTGATCTCGGGCGGTTCCAGTCCGACGTATTGGCCGGCGAAAGCAAACGCCTGTTGCAACGCGCTTTCCAGTTCTTGGCTGATGATTGAGAGCACGCTGTTGCTTTGGGCTTGGTCGATGCGCTTGGCCTCGGCAGATTCGGCAACGAACTTCTGGCCGAAAAGCTTGGTGACGCCAAGCGTGGACATCTGGCCCTCCAGTGACTGGAGTTCTTGCATTTGGGCGTCGAAGCTGGTGGCGTCCGCCTGGACGTAGTACGCCTTGTTGCCCGGTTGCATCGCAATGGCGTAGTTCACGCCCATCGTTGCTGAACCAGTCGTGTCGTCCCAGCCCTCTAAGACGAGGGTGGGCATGGCGGCAATATGCAGCGCGTGGATGAGGTCCGCTTGGCGCTGGTAATGCGTGATGTTGAGGTTGGCAATGTCCAGCAGTGGGGGCTGGGAACGCAACATGCCGCGACGGTTGCTGTAGATCGGCACCACCGGGATATCGGGCAGGCTGTAGTCGCCGGTTTCGCTGAACTCAACTACGTCTTGACCCAGTGTGTACAGGTCGTAGCGGCCGGGGTAGATCACCCGCATTTGTTCGATTTGCTCTTCGCCAAACTCGTTCAGCGGGCGGGTCGTGTACTCGTGGATGCGGATTTGAGTAAGAGGAGAGCCAGGCATCGTGCTCTCTTGACGCCAGCCCCAGATTTGTGGTGCGTCGATATGCACGAAATAGGGGCGGCGGCCTTGGGCGCGTTCTTCAGCAAGATTTCGCGCTCCCATTGCTGCGGGATAGTCCACCAAAATGGCGCTATGTCCGAAGGTGAGGCTGCTGACAAGGGCGCGGCGGGCATATTCGTTGATGTTGGAGCCGAGGCCGTCAATGTTTTGTGCCAGCTCCAGCCAGTAAGGGTCGCCTTCGATATGGATGGGTTTGCGCAGGATGGCGCCAGCGGCGGTCTCGATTAGGCGGCTGGTGTAAGGGCTAAGGACGCTGCGGTCTACACGGGTTTGATAAGCGTCGTCATCCTCACGCGGCTCTTGCGGCAGATATGTCTCGCTCAAGTCGCGGATGTAGTTCGTGCCGCGGGTGACTGCAGCCATGACGCTCCAGTCGGCCATCATTGCGATGACGTCTAGGCTGCGAACGAACGGGGATTCGCTGACTACAGCTCCAGTCGGCGGGATATTGGCGCTGTAGACCACGGCTAGGCTCCTACTTTGTACCTATTTTGGCACTTAATCATCGTCCTCTTCTTCGTCGTCGGGGTCTGCAATTGGAACCAGCACTTCGATGCCTTGAGTAAGCATCGTGACGAAGCCGCCGATGATTTCGGGGTTTTGGGGTGTTTTGAAAACAAATGTGGCATGGGTGAGGCCGTCTTCAGCATCAATTTCGATGTGAACACAACCTCCATTGACCGTTTGGATTGCCATTAGCCGTGATAAGCAATTCCGATGTGGGGAACAATGCTGGGTGTGCCAGAGCTGATGGACGCAACGCGCATACGGATGCGGTTACAGGCTTTGCCGGTATAAAAGTAAATATACGATCCGTTTGAGTTAATATTTTTGCTGGTATCGAGTTCGTACCAAGTGTTGCCGCCGTTGAAGTTAGTCTCAAAGGAGAGTGTGAAGTTGGCGCCGCCGGTGACTGTTGCGGCGAAAGTGAATTCGCTGCTGTCGGCGTGGACTTCCATCGAGTCGTTTACAGCTGTGAGTGGAGTGGACTGGTGGTACTCCACTAAGTTGGTGCCGTGGGCGATAGTTAAGGCCATTATTTCCTCCGTTTTTTGGCGGTTTTGGCGGCTGCTTTGAAGGCAGCGGCGGTGGGGGCACCCTTAGTGCCAGGTTTGCGCATTTTTTCGCCGCTGCCGGCGGCAATGCGCTTGCGTTTGGCTGCGATGTTGGCGTAAAGGCCGGGATCGCCGGGTTTTTTACGTGCCATGACTA